GGCGGGTATCAGGAACCAGTACGTCACGGTTCTTCAGATACGAAACAAGTTCGCTGTCGTTGGCGAGATAACTTCCGGTTGGTAGGTCGGGGTTCGTTAGGTCGATTCGGTACAGGTCACTCATTGTCGGTTCCTTCCTCGATCGCTGCTGCCGGTGCAGCCAGTAACGTAACCATAATGATTGTGGTGAATAGTGTCCTCATGTTATATCTCGATCCAGAAAGTCCATGGGGTCTCCCCACTCACCTTCTAGTTTCATTGTGTCTGCCTCTTGGTTACGGATAATATGCTCAGCATACTCTCTCCGCTCCCGTTCGTCAGCCAACTGTTTTTGAACCTCATCTAATCGTGGTATGAATAGAAATTGCCATACAACCCATGCTGTCACAATAACAATGAGGATGGATCCAACTACAAATTGTTCCACAGTCATGCTGGGTGCGTCTCCCCTCTTCTTGATCTACCGTGCCTGTTTACTTCTATTGCTCCTACAATACCATACTCGCCCAAAAGAGACTCGACTTGGCGTATAGTCCAAATGTTGAAATTTATCTCTGGCTCAAATGACTCCTTGATGACATTTCCGTTGTAGTCTTCCATTGTATAGGTGTATGTGCCTTTGTCAAGTAGTTTCCGGAACAGAACTTTATGGTCCCTGGACTGGAAGTGGATCTTGTCTATCTCTTGCATACCTTGTCCTTTCGCTTGGTTAGTGGGACCCAGATAGGACCCAGGCTGACAATGTTGGTTCTGTTGGCGTGACTATTATAGGGTCTGGTGGAAGTAGGTTGAAGAATGAGAGGATCAGATAGCCGACTATCATGATGGTGAAAAGAATGATCCAAGCCATTACGACCTTTTTGGCGAGTTCGATTATGGTTATCATCCGTGGGCACAACCGATCTGACCGCACTCTCCGCAGTAATCGTCATCATCAAGAGGTGTTACATCATGAAGATCAACATGGTGCCGACGATCATCACCAACCATAATGTAAATCCCGCAATGGAAATGCTCATCACACTTCGCTTCCCATTCAAAGGCAATGCCTTTCATTGTATCAACTTGAACTGCCATCATCTAATCTCCTTTGGGTCTCTTTCTGTAGGTGTTTCTTCAGGTGTTTCTTTCACTGGGTCTATGGATGCCCAGAACTCCAAGGGTACTGCGGAAACACTCACCCTGGGTCGACTCACACCCCCCCTAGGGGGTGGGTGAATGAGGCGCCCAGTGAAAGTCTTGATGTTACCGGTTTGCCGTATTGTTTGGGTTTTGTGTTTTCTTTGTTTTTGGGAAGTTTGAGGTACGTTTTGGTTTCTTTTCTGTTTTCTTGATTGTGTCATTGTAGTTTTGGTCTCCTCTCGGCGTGCCCAGGCTTACAGGGGGAGCCGCTATATGTCGTTGTGAGTCGTGAGACTGTAATTGAATTTCCAATCCTTAAAAACGATTCTACGCTTTAGGTAGTTTTTGGGAGTTCGGGGTCATCTCGCTCAATTCGGTACAAAGAAACTTCGTGGTTCATGAGAACACATTCCATTTGGTAAATGGGGTGCCAGATACCCTCTATTGGTTCGAACCTCTTATATTTCTGTCTGGCTAGTTCTTTGAATTCATTGGCCTCATTTTCATCGAGGGCTCGGAACATAGCAAACCCATCTTCCTCAGGGTAGAGGATCTGGTCCAAATTAGACAGAAGGTTGGCTTGGTTGAGAACCTCTACTCTGCTTGGTCCCAAAAGTAATTGGTCTCTGGGTGAATTTGTGTTAGACGTGGTCATATCATCCCCATTTGTAGTAGTGGGCTGATCTGCCCGCAGTAGCATTTGCCATCAGGCTCAATACCGTTCCCATCGTCCGGGCAATAGAAAATTGCCCCATCAGGCGATACGTCCCATCCCTTGTCTGCGAAACCATTATCCTCGAGAAATTGTTGCCAATCCATTGTGTTTCCTTTCATTTCTTTCTGGTTGTCGGTGTTGTCTTTTTGGCGGGTGTTTTGGTTGCTGGCTTTTTCTGTGTCTTCGGCTTCGGCGGGATCTTTGGACCCTTACGTGTCATCTTTGGATGGTCAGCAAAGAAGGTCGTTAAGGCCTCATCTACAATTTCTCCAATGCTTGCGGGCCAATCTTCTGTCTCATCGGGACGTCTGGTCATGGGTCGGTCCATGTAGTCAAGGTAATCATCAATACTGTTCCGCATTCTGAGCGTAACTCGGGTATTGAACTGAACCTTTACATCTTCGTTGCGGATACGTTGTGGGCTAGCCATGTTTAAATTTCCTCCAGCATTGCTTGATGGTATTCTTCTATTACGGTTGGCACTATTGACTCATGGAATTCATCTTGACGAAGGTCTTCCCTGAGTGTTTGGTCCATGAGTTTTTGCATACAGGTTTCATGGATCCAATTTTGTGTGTTGTGGTGAAGTCTTACCACTTTGTCTTTACCTGCGATGATGTACTGTTGGCACTCTCCACATCGTTGAGTGTACCTAGCGGTAAAAGATTTCATGATGGTTGGCCCGCTTCTTTGTCTCGCTCTTGGCCCATCTGCTTAATGACGGTTCTAAGAGTCAAACCCACTCGGTCGTAGTCTTGGTTGGTACAATCATTGCCTTCAGTAACAAACTGGTTGCAAACGGGGCACTTGACATCATCTCCGGCCAACCACTTATTGAGTTGGCGTCGTGGCTTGAGATGAAAAAGCGATTCGGCCTCAAACCTGATGGATGCATTGCTCATCGGGGACGACCTTCCATCATACGGTCCCAAGACCTGATGTTGTCGAGTCGTTTGGCTTTGAGTTCTTGAGACTGGGCGTGTGTCATACTGGGCCAGTGGCCAAACTTCTCGATGAACTCCTCGTGAATATGTTGGCATTCTTTACAACGGCATAGCGGCGTGTTGTTCATAGTTGGACTCCTAATGTGAATAGATAGATGGCGAAAAGTATGATAAGGGCTATGATGTTACGGTATCGGCTCATGATTCTCCTTACTGGAACATGTGAGGGGCTTCCATCCTCATCATATGTTCCATTTCAACTCGGTCCTTGTATTCCTCGGGATCTATTTTGCCAGTGCCTCCACACATCTCACAACGAGTATCATAGGCTCCGGAGAAATAATCGTCCCTCATCTCTTGATTCCAGTCGGGTCCATTGAACTCGTCGGACGTGATTGCTATCCCATGGAGAGTTCTAGTTCCCCTCCCTCGACAATCCTCACACCAATCATCTGATACTTGGACGGTTTTCATAGTCCTCCTCTACCTCCTATCGGCAATCAGTATGATGGCCAATGTCTTTCTCGTATTCCGTGTTAAGTTCGCATCCACAATGGGTACAATGGGTATACATGGACTACTTCCTGTCTCGTATCTGTTCTTGGATGATGAATATGGCTGGAATGACAAAGCAGACCAACACAACGACGGACATACTTACAATGGCTTCGGTCAATGTTTGCATTATGATGGATTTTCGTACTGGTAGATCGCTTCAAAGCGGGCATGGAAGGCAAACTGTTCGATTGCTTGGTCGATGTTGTCGTGGTCCTCGCAGATACCATTCAGAAGCTCATTGATATGGGCCTTGAGTTGGAGTCGTGCGTAGGCCAGATCATCAAAGTAGGTTGGTAGGTCTATCTCTCGTTTGATGGTACGTGTGTCTGGCATTGGCTTCTCTCTTTTCTTTAGGTATCGTGGCTTGGATGAATGATACGAATGGCTGCACACTCTTGGTCATCGTCATCAAAACAGATGGCGTAATCAATTAAATGCAATGGGCATAGTGACTGTGTAAGGGCAAGGCTTGTGAAATCTTCTCTGGCCCAACGGTCAGCTTGAAGGCTCTTTACACAGTTAGCCAAAGTCTTATAGAGGGTCAAGCCAATATCTTCGTTGCCATAACTAAGCTCGGCTTCGTAGTGGGCTTTTATTTCTTCTTTCGATGGCGTTATGATGAATAGGTTGCGGATATGGGCGCAAGCATTCTCATCCTCTTGCATGTATCGGTTTAGCAAGTTCGCATTTGGATTGCGATACTTCATGGGTCACCTCCCTTCTAATACTCGTTGCTTGTAGAGGTATAGAGAACTTTGCGAATGGCCTTACGTGCTGTTGGATCTCTGTAAGCAGATGGCCCCTTCGTCTTGACTCTACGTTGGCGTTTATGCACTTGGCGTAAGTCTTGTGAGCGTGGGGCCAGCCGATACTCATAGATTCTGTCATAGTCTGACTCGGTGAGTGATGGACGTTCATTATTCGGGCTCGTATGCTCTGCTTGCATACTTTCAAGATAGCACACATGGGTTCCAGTGTCAATGCCTAATTTAAAATTATTGATGAGGTATGATGGTAATCCCGGTAGGCCATTTTGGGCCAAACCTTATACTGGTAAGGCCGTACGTCGGCCATAAACTTGTGTGGCCTCGATAACGCCCATTTATCAGTTGGAAGGCCAATTAATTTCTGTGGGATGGCCAGTGGAAGGCCATTGGCTGGCCATAACGCTTAGTTACCAGTTGGCCTGCCATACTGCTCATAGCCACTCCGCACCGCAAGAAGCTAGCTAGCACTTGCGTACTAGCTAGCTCGCTTGCGAGATAGAGTGTTACTCGCTTTCTTCTTCTTCTGTATCGCTTGTGAAGTGTTCGACAAGCTCGCTTGTGAGCTTTGCGCTCAAAGCGTATGCTTTCTTAGCGTCTCCCCACCGATTGTTCTTCTGCTCTGCTGAACGTGCATGATTGCGTCGAAGATACGCACGAATCGTTTTCTGATTCGTGTCTGTAGCTTCAGCAATCTCAGCGATTGACATGTTCGACATTCGCTTTCTCGCTTTCTGCTAGCGCTAGCTCTCTTGCTAGCTCTTGAGTATGACTCTACACTAGCTAGCAAGCTATGTCAATGACTATAGAGTAATCATTCGCATAACTAGATATCATTGATTGCTAGATAGATAGCTCGCTCATGCGCTTTACGATATGTAAAGAATGAGTGTGAGCGTATAGACAGCTATCAATATGTACTCAAGTAAGTGCTAGCTACAGCAAGCAAACGCTAGCAATTGCAAGCACTAGCAGAACGAACATGTGTTCGATTCTGTTTGACACGGGGACTTTAAACTGGCGAAACACAGGATACTATGAGGTACCTTCTCGGTCCGTCCCGGAAATTCTAGAAAAATTTTTGCCGCATTACTTTCTCGGCCTACCTCTGGTGCGGCCATAAGTGATAGGGCGATGGCTGAAACAAGTGCCTTTAAGGTTGTACCTACTGAGGATAGTGAGACAGCCATCTGAGGTACAGGTTCTTACCTCGTCTGAGGTTTCGAGTTTTCTACCCCTGGTTGGGAGATGTGTAGTTCCGTGCATCATGTTCATATCCTTGTTCCTCTGCTAGCGTTTTTGCTATGGTCGTAGTATAGTCGATATCTATGCCAGAGTCAAGACCAATGCCATTCCATCAGAAAGGGAAACGTCTTTCTGTGGAAGCAAAGGCATGGTTCTATGAGGAAGTCAAGAAGGGTAGAAATCCTTACCGGCTTGGGGAGCTCTTGGGAGTTGGGCGGGGAACGATACGTAGGTTGATGGTCTCTATGAATGAGGCTTACGGGGGTACAAGCCCTACTGAGACTGCTAAGAGAATCGCTATGGATTCTGGACCTGATGGGGGGTACCCAGATCCTAAGAGAAACCACGATCAGTTGGTGCATCCGCAGGCTATACAAGCGTGGCATGAATTTGGGTACTGGCGTAACTTGATGCTCGGTAGACGCCACATTCCTTGGCAGATTGAGATGGTCCAGATTTTGATGGCTTGGTGGGAGTCCGGACAAGCTACTGCTGGTACTGTGGAGTCTGAAGTCATCAAGGGTATTGTGAATACGCCGCCGGGTGGGGGTAAGTCAACCACAATAACGCATGACTTTCCCGGCTGGTTGATTACCCGGAACCGTGATATTCGGATTGCTTTGGGGGCACGCACGACTGGGCAGTCCTCTAAGTACACACGCCGGCTGCGTAATACGTTGGAGAAGAACGTACTCCTGAATATTTACTATGGCAGGTTTAAACCGCTGGAGCCAGAAGAATGGAGGGCTGACCGGTTCATTGTCGATGGAGTGGAGGGGCATGAAGCAACCATGGACTACAAGCTGGCTCTAGCGGGGTTTGATCCGACGGCTGGAGAAATCAAAAGACGCCTCAATAACCCAGAGGACGATATCCACCAGATCCTGAGTGATATCCAGACGGCGTTCTTGACCGGTGAGAAGGAGTCTACTGTTGCCTCACTCTCTCAAGATATGGGCTTTCTCGGTGGGCGATTCGATATCAACCTGTGGGACGATCTTGCCGATAAGAACAATTCTAAAACGGCTGAGCAACGTGAGGCAACTACTGAGTGGTGGTTTTCTGAGGCTGAATCGAGATGTGAGCCTGGGGGCCTCGTTGCCTTGATCGGTACAAGGTTTGGTAAGTTTGACATCTATGCCCACTGTAAGAACCTCACGTATCAGACGGATGATGATGTTGATGAGGCTACTCTCAACGAGGTTACCTCACAGTTTACTGAGGAAGAGATGCAGCAGGTTCGGGAAGAATTGGAACGGGAGCTTGTAGATAAGTATGGCAAGGACTACTCTGAATTAGCCACGCCAGATATATCCGGTGGAATGCGTAAGAGTAGGAAAGTATACCGCTACTACAAGTTCCCGGCCCATGATGAACAAGCCTGCCAGAACCTTCTCTCCATTAAGAACAGTGACCACATTGAATGTGTGCTTGATCCTAAGCGATTCTCTTATACGCACCTGCGTAAGGTGCAAGCCGCTGACCCGAGAAAATTCAACCTCACGTATCAGCAGTCGGATGAGGAGACGAGTGACAACCTCGTACAGAAGGTATGGCTAACAGGGGGTGTCGATGATGACAACATCACCTACCCCGGTTGCTACAACTATGAGAGGCGCCTGCTACAGATACCAGAAGATGTGGATCCTGCTGACTGCTTCTCTATCGCTACGCTAGACCCGTCTGCTCAGAATTGGTGGTCAGTCCAGTGGTGGATCTATGATACGGCAAATGATAAGGATTATCTCATCAACCTTGTGCGAGCCCGCCTGACTTCTGGAGGGTTCCTTGACTATGACATCAAACGAAGGGTATTCACAGGGATAGCTCAAGACTGGCAGGAACAGGCTAAAGCGATGGGTTGGCCGATATCTCTGTGGATCATTGAACAGGCCGCTGCCCAGCGATATATCTTCCAGCACAAGTGGGTCAACCAGTGGATGCAGACACACCACACCACAATCAAGGGGCATGAGACCCATAGGAATAAGGCTGACCCTGAGCATGGTGTAGAGGGCAGTCTTCCAGGTAGGTTCCGACTGGGTAAGGTAGATTTGCCGTTTGACCAGAATGACCTTCCTACAAGAGTAACCGTCAATGAGTTTGCTAAGGAATTGACTGAGTATCCTGATTCACAGACGAATGACATGGTTATGGGGTACTGGTTCTTTGACTTCAACCGGTTAATCCTCCCCGATTCGATGCGGGTATCAAGGGCCAGTACCCCTAGGCAACATATATACCGTGACTCGCTTCCTGATTACATGGTTGGTAAAGAGAGTGAACCCACAGGTATGGGGCACTCATCCGTTCGTAACTACAGACGCAGGCAAGACTAAGACTTGACCAACCCCTGCGGGTGTGCTATAAATACAAGCAATGGTTTTAGGAGTGTACCAATGTCCTTGACAAAGAGAAGTCGCCCAAATCGGGTATCAATAGATATATCCTCCATCACTACTACCGAGATAGTCGCAGCCGTCGCCGGCAAACATATTGTGGTTCTTAATGTGGTTATCACTGTAGCCTCCGGTCAGACCATCGTTTGGAAACGTGGAACTACTGTCATCTCTGGTCCAGTTCCTGAGAGTTATACCGCTGGTGACGCTCATGCTGGTCTCCTTGAAACGGGGCCCGCTGAAGCTCTTAACCTCACAACCACAAGCACTGGCCAGGTATCTGGTCACTTGACATACGTGCTGGTATAACATGACCCTAGACCCTCAACTCAAGCCTAAGGCACAGGGGATTCGGATTCGTCACAAGACGTTAAAAGGGGTGCTTCTAGTTGTGAGGGATCAAAAACGTCCAATACCCAACCCTCACAACTATAAGCTCCCTATTTGTTCGTCCTGTATGGTACCACATGATGTAAAGACCTATCACCTCCAGCTTGATGATGAAGGTACTATTATTGTATCTAAGACCGTATATGAGAGGTTGTCTGCCCTTGACGATAGGGCTGGGTTTGAGACCTCTAATACTGTCAACAGTCCACCTACCCAGACACTTCAGATACCTATAGCAAAGAAACTGATCCAGGCATTTGACCCAGTAAAGGAGCAAGTGGATGCCAAGAACTAGGAAGATTGCTGAGCTTGAGGCTGAGCTTGAGACCTTACAACTTGAGAAGGGTAAATACCTTGACAAGTCAAGATCCAGAGCCAGAGCCATCTCGGTACAACTCAACAAGCTTATAGCTGAGGATAAGGCGAAAGCCAAGATTGACGCTATGAGTGACGAAGATAGGGTGGCTATGGCAGCGGCTCTTGCTGGGGGAGATAACTAATGGCTACTGTAGTACATGATGATTTTAGGGATGGCCAGCTAGGTACTCCGTCAGCACCACTAACCACTGTGGACTTTGATGCTGATGCCATTGACATTGCACTTCTTGACCAGACGGACTCAGGCGCTATTGTAGCCGCTACGAGTAATTACGGGTCTGTAGATACGGCTGTTGTGGTAGCAGATAGGGCAGACTCATCCGATGTCCCACTTCTGTCCAAGACTGTGGGTGTTGTTGCCACCGGTGTGTTTGATGCCGCTAATGTGACATTCAATACCATCACAGGTGATGCGGCTGATTACTTGACATTGTACCACTACAATGCAACGCCAGCTAACGCAGCCCTGATTGTAACGTGGGACTCTGCGACAACGGGGCTCCCAGTCACACCGAACGGTGGAGACATTACAGTAACATGGAATGCTTCAGGTATCCTTCAAATCTGAGTGAGGTACCATGCCGAGCCAACGAGATAAGTGGTTAGGTCAACACCGTGGCAGAATGGTACCTGGTAAGTGGGAGCAACGGGATCAAGTAAGAGCCATCCTTATGGGTATCATTGGGGATCCGTCTGCTCTTGATATCTTAGGTCGTAGTACTGGTGTAAAGAGGTACAGACCTTTTTCCTCTGAGGCGTATCCAGATTTAGTGGATATGCTGATAGAGGCATTTGACCCCATTGTTTCACCTCCAACTCTGGCTACTTATCCAGAGATAGCTCAATCCTTAATAACTGCTCTTGAACCTCTGATTGTTAACCCTACGGGTACACAAGAGATTCAGCCTAGTTTGGCTCAGAGTGTGATAGCGGCATTTAACCCTGTTATCACAGTATCGGGTGCAGGGTTGTGGCCAGATGCCTTTATGTCCTATACACCTCAGTTAACTCCCATTGTTTTAGATGGTGTGGATACTCAGACTATTCAAAATCTCTCCTTTGAGGATTTCTATAGGACAGGTGGGGCATCAGGCGGTAGACCAATTACCCTAATCAATTGTAATAACATAACCATTCGCCGCATTGATACACGTGGTTGTACTATGGGTCTTGTTTATGCTTACAATTCCACGAATATCACCATCGAGTATATCCGTATAGAGAATATAGCTAAGGAGTTTGCTGGTTGGGTTGGTGATTGGGAAGAGGATCGTGGCCCTTATAGCTACTTTACCAATGAGAATGATTGCAACGTATACCAACTTAATGGTGTGAATGGGTTTGATATAACACACTTGAAGGCTAGATATGGAAACTTTTTCGATGGTCTTTCCCACTTCGCTTCCAGTAATGGGATAGTGGATGATGTTCAGGTTGAGGGGGCTCGAACCACAGATCAAATAACCTCTGATGGACAGGACTCAGTAATATGGACTTCTGACTCTGGCACTGGTGTCATCATGGGAGATGGTGATGGGGCTAATGTTACCGTAAAGAACTCCTCTTTCCTAAATTGTGGTCAAGTAGGGTTTGCTACCGCTGGTGGATCATTCTGTGAGTATGACAATGTTGTGGTATACCAGCAAGCCGCTATAAGTCCGCTTCAGGTATACAATACCGCAGGTTATGTATGGGGTCAATACTCTGTTTGCTCGGACCACTCAGTAACTAACACTAGAACCTATGCCGAAGAAGGGGGAGAGTTTTGGGACGGAGGTAACTGCGGGTCTATTGATGTCACAGGATCTATCTTTGGGGATGGTACACTTGTGCCAGAGAACTATAAGGTAAGTTTGTAATGGCTGTTGGCTCTATTTACACAGCCCGTGCTCCTGCAACGAGTCTCATATCGAATAACAGCCTCGCTACGGAGCAGCAACTCACCTACGACACCGAGGTTGACACATCTGCTGATGTGACGAGGCAGTCAGGCAATCAGGCGTACCGTATTCAGAACACGGGCCGCTACCTGATACTCACCACAACATCGTGGAACGGTATCGACCTTGGGAACAACAACCGTGCTGTTGTTCGTACCCAAGTCAAGGTCGGTGGCACGAACCTGACTGGCATTTCAGGTAACGCATCCGGGTATCTGCGTGACTCAGGTTCCGCAGATGAATGCCACGTTATTACGGCTTCGTATGTTGACCATACGGTTGTTGGTTCGTCGGCAGATGACGTAACAGTGTGGGTCCAAAACTTCGGTGACACGTCTGTTGCGTTGGCTGACCAGATAGCGGATTCGTGTGGCATCCAGATTATACGGTTGGATGACGGGGCTGATTGGATACAGGTCCGTAGGGCCGCTGCTCAGTCGTTGACATCGGCGCAGGGTACGGGTGTCGGTATCCCCGCTGATGCAGCTTTTACGACCATCTCGTTTGACACGCAGGACGTGGAGACTGACTCGGCAGTTGCCGAATGGGTGTCCGGAACAGATGTCACGCTGAAATCGGCGGGCCATTACCTAGTCATCTTGAACACATTCGGGCAGACATCAGGCACGACCCGTAACGGTGCCATCCACAAGTTGATGCTCAACGATGCCAATATCAACGGTGGTACGTGGGGTTTGAACATGTCCCGCGGTTCGGACGGTTCAATCGAGTCGTGGGCGGCGTTGCCGGTCATTCTTGATGTGGCTGCGAACGATGTGTTGACGGTTGATACGGTGGCTGTCGGTGAAACCTCGACTTCGTATTCGATGGAGGAAGTGCAACTCACCGCCATCAAACTGCCCGACACCGCAGACTACATTCGCACCAGGCACTCCACAGCCAGGGACGGTCAGACAACGGGTGTGTTCCCACAGGACGCCGAGGACGAGGACGACCTTGGTATTCACTCGACGGTTACGAACACTGACCGGATCAACGGCACCGCCGACGACCACGACATGCTGCTGTTCGGTGCATGGTTCACCACACAAACGTCAACCACAAACTCTACCCGTGTCACCCATCATTTCCGGTGGTCACGAACAGGAACTATTGTTCAGTACGGGTCGGGGTTGTCGTTTCACCGTGGCGATCAATCGACTACGGGGTTGAAGTTCGGTGGCCGTGCCGCAGGTATCGCAGCGAAAGCGTTGGGGTCTACGGAGTACATGTCGCTCGATATGCGACTCGAATCCGGCACAGGTGATCAGACGAGAGACTTCCCTGCCAACCGTGTCGGGATCACAGGTGTCGCACTCGATACGCTTGCAGGTGTAACTGCACAGGACATTTCTCCGAGTTTAGCCTCCAGCTTAACAGCCGCCTTTGCCCCTGTTGCTTCAGTTGGGGCTGTTGATATTTCACCCGCTTTAAAGGCCCAACTGATAGCTACTTTTGCACCTTCTGTTAGTGCTATCACCTCAATGAATCTGGCAATTAATGCTGGTGGGAATGATGGGTTTGGATTTTCACCAACTACCTTTAGTGCTACTGGTACAGTAGAGACCGTTGGTGATGATGGTGACGCATCTCATATGTATTTCAGGTTCCAGCTTACAGATGATCTTGTAGGTGCAACCATAGATTCAGCCGTTCTCAAGATGTGGGTAGACGGAGCTACTACTGATGTGGAAATTGATGTTGTTGGTGATGATTCCGATAACCCCTCTGCTCCTACATCGTGGGCAACCCTTGATGGCATTACGCCCACTACAGCCACAGTAAAGTGGATACTGGATACTGCTGGAGGTGATGCTGACCTTACATCTCCAGATATAAAGGCCATTATTCAAGAGCTAGTAGATTCATATGGGCCACTTGATACAGAGTATATCCAGTTTGTTCTTGACCCTGATGCTTACACTAATACGGACGTTAAAGCCGTTCATATGTATGAGTCCGTAACATACACTGAGCCTCGACTTGAGATTACCTATACGCCATCTTCCTCCTTGGATATTACTCCAGCCATAGCTTCACAACTTATCACGGCTTTGTCTCAGACAGTTACTCCCGGGTTAGTGGATATTACTCCAGGCTTATTGCAACAGTTGGCGGTAGCTTTTGATCCTTCACTAACTACCACAGTAAGCGTGTCTCCTTCCTTGGCTGTTCAACTCATTCAAACCTTCTTGCCAACCCTAACTACAGGGCCGGTTGATATATCGCCTAGCTTGGCTCAGCAGTTAGCTCTTGGATTTGATCCCACTGTCACCCCTGGGAGCGTGGATATATCACCAGCACTAGCTCAGAGGTTGGTACAATCCTATGATCCGACTCTCACAACTACTGCGGACATCATACCTACTTTGATCCAACAGTTGATAGTGGGCCTTGATCCAACTCTTACCTATGTAGCGGATATTACACCGGGGTTGGCTCAGGAACTGGTTAATACCTTTGACCCCTCAATAGCTGTAGGGGCTGTAAACATTAGTCCTGCATTAGTACAACAACTCCTGATAGCCTTTAATCCAACTCTGACAACGGGTTCTGTGGATATTAGTCCCGCCTTAATGTCTCAGTTGATAGTTACTTTCTTGCCTCAATTGGATATGAATCTTCACCCAGGTTTGGTTCAGGAATTACTGATCGCTATAGACCCTACCCTTACTTATGTGGTAGATATAGTCCCCGGTTTGGTACAGCAATTGGTTGTCACATATGATCCTGTGGTAGCACCTGGGGCAGTGTTTATAACTCCTGCCTTACTACAAACGCTTCTTGTAGGTGTTGATCCTGCTATAGGTGGAGGTATTGTTATTTATCCTGATGTTGCAAACCAACTCGTTTTAGCGTATGATCCGACTGTAGATTTAGGTGCAGGATCAACTCAGGATATAATACCAGCCATCATGCAACAGCTAACCTCAGCCAATGACCCTACAGTAGCACCGGGGCCAGTGGCAATTGAACCGGGTCTACTTCAAGCTCTTTTAAACGGGTTAGGCCCAGAGCTTGGGGGCGACGATCAACCTAGAGCTACTACTACAATGAGTGATTGGAGCGGTTAGTGGACGAGAAACAGATCCTCAATCATCGAATGGAGCTCCTTGACTATTGGCGAGAAGCTCATTCTCGTTGGGATATCCTTCTTGATGTATACCATGGAAATTATGACCAATTATGGCCGGCTGAGTTTCGTAGAGGTGAAGTCCCTAAGGTAGCTAACTGGATCAAGTTAGGTTGGGATCGCTATTCAAAGATGGTGGGTAAGATCCCTACCAATCATGTACCGCCTAACAGTCTACAGAGGATCACTCAACGTAGGGCTGACAAGGTAGAACATATCCTTACTCACTACGATAATCAGTCCAGTATCAATAGCCTTATGAAGTGGTACTCTTGGTATCTTGTTGGCTTTGGTGCTTCTGCTATCGGAGTGATGCCAGATCCTGTACTTAAGGGCCCTAGGTACTTTGTCAAAGATCCTCGTATTGTTCTCCCTGAGCCAGGTGCTGGTAGCATACCTCTATCCTCTACTGCATATGGCATGTTAAGTGAACCTCAAATGCATACCATGAGTATGGGTAGCGTGGTCTTGAATGAATCTATGACTGCCTCATCTGTCCTTGATACATATGATGGTATACCTGAGGTAGAAAGAGCTTTAGGTATGTCAACCGGCCTTACTCCTGTATCTGTTATCACTTATATGGATAAAGAAGTAATGTCTCTCCTTGTTAACGAGGAAAAGGTTTTTGAGGTTGGTCATGAATTAGGCTTTGTGCCGGTGCGTATGACTTCACAATATGTGCCTAATCAGCTAGGGGGACAGAGCCAGTTTGAACAGAACATTGGGTTGGTGCTTGCATACATAAGGATCCTTAATCAGAAGCTTACCTATAATGGTAATGTGGTTTGGCCATGGTTGGTTATCAGAGGCCTTAACAACATTGACCACCAGGAACGAGTCATTGAGATTATGGACCAGCAAGGTAATGCTGAATTCCTGTCTCCACCTGGAGAGCTCCAGATTGAAAGAGACCTTGATGTCCTTGACCGTTTGATTCGTGTTATGAACCATGATACAGAATCCCTACAAGGTGAAGCTCCAGGCTCTGGTACAGTTACGGGTCGTGGAGTACAAGCCTTGAATCAAGATGCCACTCAGATGGTTCTTGATTATTGGGACCTCATGAAACCTGACGTTGAATTTGTTAAGGCTGCTGCTCTTGCCATTGATGAGAAGATTTATCCTAATGTCAAGAAAGAAATCTATGGCAAAGCTAAGGGTGAACAATTCCAAGATACCTATACGCCCCGTAAAGACATCATGGGGTATAGGAATGTAGCTGTTGATTTTGGTATTGGAGTTGGTGGACTTGAGGGCTTTACCGAATTGATGCAAACCGCTGCTCAAGGGTTTGTGGATGAACAAACTGTTATGGAGAATTTGCCATATATCAAGTCTGTATCTGAGACTAGACGTAAGGTTTTGCTTGACCGTCTGGAAAAGATTGTCTTTGAAATGGTAGCTCAACAAGCTCCCGCTTCTCTCATTAACCATATGACTGAGTGGATGAAAGCAATTCAAGAGGGTAAGGAACCATATAAGTGGATCAATGAAAACCCATTCCCCGAACCTCAAGAACTAGGCGCTCCGGGTGAGGGTGCTCCAGGTGCACCTCTGCCGCCAGGCGCTGCACCCGGAGCTCCTCCAGCAATACCAAACATACCATCTCCATCACAACTACTGGCACTAGGCCAAGGGAGGCAATAATGCCAATGATTAGAAAAGGAAGCAAGGGTAGTAAGGAAGAGGGTGGAGGTTCCGCTCCTAGCGGTGATGGCGGTAACGTCAATTACCGTAAGAATGAGGGAACCTCTGATGATAAGGTCGGTGGAGTTCCCACAGTAGAGACCAACCACAAAGCTCTTAATAAGAACCTAGGGAAGTAAATGACCGACCGTTCAGGTCGAGGTGGAGCAAGGGTACCAGATGGAGTACCTCGACCAGCATCTGTTCCGTTCGCTCAGGGACCTAATAGGTCTGACCTGAGTGCTTTGCCAGGTACACCAGGTACACCAGTACCTACTGATACCCCTACTGTGGCTCATGGTGATGCTGGGCCTATTCGTAGGTCTTTGTCTCAAATTCCATTGGACTCACTCAATGCTCAGAATGGTAGTCTCCTAGGGAACCCTACACAGTTCCCTGGTGAGCCTGTTACTTCTGGTATTAGCAATGGTCCAGGTGCAGGACCTGAGAGTCTTTTACCTAGTCCTGATAAACTGAACCAAGAACTATCCGCACAGCAAGTCAAATCGTGGTACCCGATGCTTATGCGCTTGGCATCATTGCCCAATGCTACTACTCAGACGAAGATCCTTGCTCAAAGGTTACGGGCTCAACTAGGTATTCAACCTCATCAAGTCCCTAAGTTCCCAGGGGAGAGGTAATGGGTTGGCAGGACAGATTCAAAAAGGTATTTGAAGGTGCAGCAGATATAGCCTCTGCTCCTATTGGCTTTGCTATTGACCTTGCCCGGGTCCCTCTTGATGAGGAGATAGGTCTTGGTGATCCTTTTGCTACGGGCTTTGGTCAAGTCTCAGAAGGCTTAGAGGATGTATTTACTAGTACAGGCCTTGCTACGGTTAGTGGGTTTGTTAAGGAAGTAACACCAATAGATGACGTTATTGGTGAGGTCTTTAAACAAGGTGAGTTGATTTATTCCAATGAGATGCAAACGGCTCTAGGTCAAGTTCCTCTAGGCCTTGATAGTGTAATCCCTGGCCTTGAGCCTGGTGATGCATCCATATCTCGTGTAGGTGGTGCGGCTTTGGGTGGGGTTGCAAGTCTTGTACCTGGCGGTGAAGAGGCTACCCTTGATGTTAGTAACCTTTACAAGAGGACGGAATTCAACTCACCTGGTCAAATAACGATAGGTAATCTGTTTGGATTGTGGGATATGCCTGACTACCAGAGGGAAGAAGTTATGGGCGGTATAGCCTTCAACTTTTCTACTGGTGTTATTGATGCCGCACTTCGTTGGTGGACCCAACCTGAAATTTTAGCAGGTAAAGCTGTTAAGGTAGCTAGAGCAAGATGGAGCCCTGACACAGCTAGAAAGCTTACCCTGTTTCAAAGGGCTTATGGCATGGATGCTGCTGTACCACAGTGGGTTGATGAGGGTGTAGAGTCAGCCTTTGATTTGAAAATTACAGGGTCCAGAGGTCGGTCACTTTATACTGTGGTCCGGAAGTCCGAGCTAGGGGATGCAACACGAGACCGAGCCCTGTACTTGATGGCAGATGAAGATGAGGCTTTACGTTACGCTAGCAACCTGTATGCCAAGAACGCCGATGATGCGCCTCTACTTCTAGAACTAGACCCAGAGGATCTCCCTGTAGTACTCGATGACTTCAGTTCCCCATCATTCGGTCCAGATGGGTTCCCAGAGCAAGCAAACCTCATTACTGTTACAGATAGCCTTGGCGGTAAAGTAAAGAACGCTCGTCCACTTAGTCAGGCTGAACTTGATTTTACCCGACATCTTGATGATGTACCTGAACACCTTAAACCAGCTACTCGTTTGAATGAAACCTTATATACCCCTGATGGCCAAGCGATTGAGCCAGGGGATCTGTACCACCTCAATGATTTACATACTGAGGTAATGGGACTTAAGGAAGCTTATGGGGTTGGTGGTGAGTCTGGTGCCATCAAATACATGCAGGCTATTCGTGCCCAAAAGAATGGGGGTACAGACTTAGTTAATTACGTCCTCGGTGATAAAAAAACTACCATGGCTATCAATGATATGGTTGGTAATACCGCTGATTATAACCGTAGGGTATACTTCGACAATGTGCCTGGTGGCCATGTTATTGCGGATCTTATGTCTAATGCTACTAGTTACGCTGAGGGAAGAACTATCCTTGCAGCTGCTATGGGTCTCGGCATTCAAATACCAGATGCAGTTACCATTCCGCCTCAGAGCCTTGCTCGACTTAAGGCTCTAACTCAGGAACTAGATGACCTTGCCTTAGGTCCAGAGGTGTACGCAAAGAGGCAGATGGCATATCACGGTATGATGTCTAATAAGGCCAAGATGGGTACGGCTGATTATGATATCCTTAAGGAAGCGGTTCAGGAAGAGATTGACCAAGTCTACAATCAGATGGAGATGGCTAATTGGTATGATGCTATGTCCAAGAAAGCTGTATTAGATGCTCCTCCCCGTTATTCACGATTGACCACAACTAGGGAATCTATACGGTCTTCCAATTGGTATCAGAATAGTTCTCTCGCTAGGCCTCTCAGGTCTGTAAATCAGAAACGACCTCACCCTTGGGTTAATGTCCATGATACCAATGCTGATGTTCATGTGGTTAGACAGATGGAAGAAGCCCACTCCCTCTTAGGTGAAACCTATATTAGCTCAGAACGGGCTGGGTATTGGAGAGAGAAGTGGATGTCCGCTGTCTCTGAGCAGGAAAAGGTTCGTATTGCTCATGCTATGGATGAGGAAATAATTGAGGCTGCTGCTCGTAGAGGAGGCATGAGTAAGGAACAAATTCAGAAGGCTTTGGAAAGTGCCCGTAGTGGTAGAACCTCGGCTGGAAAAATTTTAGCCTCTCGCCGCTATTCACCTGACTCAGATACGGACCTAGTTAGGTGGTATGATGAAGGTACTGGTGAGACTATAGAGATGCACATGCCTCTCCTTGGTACACAATTGCAGAACTGGATCCCACTTACTGATGTTAAGGAATTGAATAGAGTGTCCAGTGCCGTCGGTAAATGGACTACTCGTTTTGGGTCCGCAAGAGATGTCCCCATTGAACTATTAGAATCCTTCTACAATGTATGGAAGCCAAGCGTTTTGCTTAGAGGAGGCTGGCCAATCAGAGTCGTTGCAGATGAGCAACTCCGTATCCTTGCAAAAACGGGTAGTCTCCTACACCATCTTGCTGCTATAGAAGTAGGGGAAGTTCCACAGGCTCTAGCTACATTTGATAGAGGTATTAGTGGGGGTCAAAGACTAGCTACCTTATTCGGTGCTCCTGCTTCTATAGGTACCCATGTGTCAGCTAGAGCGGCTGGTACTGTATCTAGAGGTACACAAAGACTAAGGATGATGGACCCTGAGTTTTATGATGACCTTCTGGATGCTGGTACTGAAAAGCTTGCCTCTGCTAGAGCAGCTTTCAATGGGCCTAATGCAACCATCAATCAGGAATTCGAGCTCCTTCTTGGTCGTACTGAATCAGGTATCTTTGACCACCTTGTATCGAAATCAACAGGCCAATGGTCCACAGTGTCTAAGGGCAGTAAGACCTATACCCCTGCTTGGACCAGAGCCCTTCAGGATCAGATAGGTAGAGACCCATTGGCTAGGGTTATGTTGGAAGCATCCTTACTAGACGATACTGTAGAGGCTGTAAAAGACGCTGGACGGAAGTGGCTCAAGACTTCAGACGGTAGAGAGTACGCCACTCGTATGCCATGGCGAGAGGGTAACACCACCAAATGGGTTGATGATGTGGATGAACTCATTGATTATTACACGGTGGGCTATAACGAGGATCTCATTGATGGAGCCCTCAATAACAAGGTGACCGAATCCATGCTTTCCTCTGTGGATGAAGCATTGCGCCCTGAGACCATCCATGCTGAGATTGTAGATCAGACCCTCGGTAATAGTGAGGTTATTAAACTCATGAGGGAAACATTATCTACCTCATTCGATTTGTATGGTAGGCTACCTACTGATACCTTGAGTCGCCAGCCATTCTTTAAGCATGTGTATGCCGCAGAGATGAAGCGGCAACGTAACCTCCTTGCCTCTCAAGGTGTAGACGTATTGGACGAGGCTGTAGTAGCCTCAATGGCTACACAGTCTAGAGCCTTTGCTCTACAGCAGGTGAATGAGTACCTTTATAACTTAGCCGAAGCTAGTAGGTTCGCTGATAACCTCAAATTTATTTTTCCATTCTTTAATGCTTGGGAAGAGGTTCTTACTGTATGGGGTAAGATTGCTCTCCAAGACCCAAGCGTCATCGGTCGAGCTAAGTTATTGTGGCAAGCCCCTGATAAGGCTGGTCTCATGGTCAAGGATGATGAGGGTAATGAATTCATCCAGATACAGATGAGTGAGAAGATGTCGGATAGTTTAGGCCTCACTGGCTGGCAAAAATATCTGGCTGAAGGTGGTATGAGGTTTGGTAAGACTACATTTAACCTTATACTCAATAACCCGTTGCCTGGTTTTGGCCCTATTGTTCAAGCTCCAGTGAATGAGATTGTTAAGGATCGACCAGACCTTGAAGAATCCCTCAAGTTTATCCTTCCTTATGGTGTTCAGGCCAACTCATTAGACCTGTTACTATCGCCAACCCTCAAGAGACTCCGAGCTTGGTATGGTGGCCCTGAGGCTGACAAGAGTTATGAAAGTCATTTTGCCAATGTTGCATCATGGATGGACTATGAATATCGTGCAGGTATCCGTAGTGATGCTCCTACTCTTGATGAAGTACATGGAGCCGCAAGAGCCTTGTTCACAATCCAAACAGTGGCTAATTTTACCTCACCTGCTCAACCTATATTCGATTCACCACTGAAGCCATATATAGATATATACCGTGACCTCCAGGAGAACTATGCTAGTGATGCGGATGAGATTTTCATTAACCAGTTTGGTAGTGAATTTATCAGCCTTACCCTCAGCCGCACTAGTTCTATAACAGGGATCCCGCCTACACTGACAGCCCATGAAGCTAGAGAACCAGTAGAGGCTTTGATTACTAAGTACCCCGAGTTCGGTAGGTTCATTATCGGTGAGGACTCGGCGACGGGTGAATTTTCCACAGCAGCTTTCGCATGGCAGTTGAGTAATCCTCCCACCGATGATCCTAAGTTCAGGGATGAAGCTGAGCGTAGGTACCGTATCTTGACCTTGGACCCAGATACTGGTACTATCGAAGAAGCCGACAAGAGGCTTGGATGGACAGAGTATATCAAGGCTATGGATATGATTGAAGTGGAGATGAAAACAAGAGGACTTGCTAGCCTTCGTGTTAAGGAAGCCGAACCTCTTGCTGCCCTTAAGCGGCAACTCACTCAATCTATAGCAGAGAAGTACCCAGCCTGGTGGAGAGACTTCAACCAACGTGATGGTCTCAAGTGGGATACTCGGATTAAGACCTTACGAGATATATCCAAATCTCCTGTTATGGATGACAGAGCAGATATGGAAGGTGTTCGCCAATACCTAGATATGAGGTCTACTGTTCAGGCTGAGCTTAATAGGCGAAAGCAACTTGGAGGATCTGCTACTCTCTCAGCCCAGAGCAATCAAGATATAGCCATCCTGTGGGATTCAATGATATACAGTGTCCTAGCCGATAACATTTCTTTCTCCCCAATTTACTACCGATATCTGGAAGGTGATCCCGTTGGCTGATAAGCTAGACCGTATTTTATCTGAACTGGAGTCTGGTAGTGTTCTAGGCATTGATGACCTAGAGGTTTTAGCTGAAGCCAATGATGGTAACCCTATTGTGGAGTTCTTGTTTGGCTCAGGTTCAAGTATTGTGGACTCTCTTTCGGATACAGCTAAGGCTACGTTAGATGAGTCTATTCAGGCACAAGGAGATAAAGGCATAGTA